CTGTAACTTTTACAATCTCGAGATTGTTTGACGTATCAATCAGTGTGGCATAGAAATAGTCACCAGCACTGAGGGTTGGAAATCTGGCTCCTTGCCCAGACTCAAGCACAATCGTCGTTGCGGAACTGTTGATACCCGCATTGAGTGTGCCGAAGGCGTTGTTGGTGACTTTAACTCCCATGATTACTGTCCTTCAGGCGTAGGCACTACAACCCAGTTACCTGCGTCATCATCCCAAGTGTAGCGTTGACCATCATTAGGCATCTGTGTCGGGGCATCCCACAAACAAGTCTGTTCGTTCAGAACCCACTTGCTGTAAGGCTTGGGTGGAATAAACGCATCACGCACCTTGTCGTAGGTGTAACCAATCCCTGCGTAGTTCTTACGCAGAGGTGTACCGCCGTTTGCATGAACACCACCGTGAGTGTTGTAACTGGTCTGAATCCACTCACCGGGACTAGAGTCCACAAACGTATCAAAAAACTCAGGCTCTGCCACAATCACTTGTGCCACGATGCCATCAACAACTTTTGCAAAATGTGCCATTCAAATTCTCCTTATGCCGTAAACGTGCCAGACGATGTAAATGTGTGGATGGTGTAGCCGCCAGACGATGTAACTGTGCCACCTGAACCACGTTGCGAACCAGCGTAGCGAATGACCACAATTCCAGAGCCTCCATTGCCACCAGACACGGCATCATCAGCGGTGTTATCCGTTGCTCCGCCGCCGCCAGAACCAGTATTTGCAGTAGCCGCAACACCATTACTTGGGAATGTTTGCCCAGCATTACCGCCGCCGCCTGAACCACCTGTACCCGGCGTGCCTGAGCTTGTGTAAACACCGCCGCCTCCACCACCTGCACGAGTTACGGCAGAACCAGTAATGTTTGAAGAAACACCTGCACCACCGTTGCCACCAACAGCAGTTGTTCCATTTCCGCCAGCCGCACCAGCGCCGCCTCCGCCACCAGCACCGTAGTTTGGACTTCCTAATCCGTTACCACCAGCATATCCTTGGTTAGAAGTCCCAGCACCGCCAGTTCCAAGACTATTATTGCCGCCAGCACCGCCTCCTGAGCCACCAGCAACACCATTGATTGGGTATCCGCTACCAGCGCCGCCGCCAACAGAAGTAATTGTTGCAAATGCAGAATTAGCGCCGTTTGTCCCACTATTAGCCCCGGGAACGCCGCCAGCGCCGCCAGCACCAACGGTAACTGTGTATGTAGTGGCTTGTGTCACCATAAGTTGCGACTCAGCACTACCACCGCCGCCAGAAGACTGCCCGGAAACAGACGAACGATAGCCCCCGGCACCGCCACCGCCGCCAGAAGCGTAGCTTACAGAAGACCTTGCAGCGCCACCGCCACCGCCACCAGCAATAACTAGATACTCAACAAAATATGTTGAAGGTCGAATTTCCTGCCAAACTGTACCGTCGTACCATTCGGGATAGCCAGTAGTGCTGTTGTGCCTTATCATTCCTACTGCGGGGGAACCCGGGCGTTGGGCAGTTGTGCCACTAGGCAAATCAAAATACCCGGTAGACGCCGTTTCCGAATCATAGATAGTTGTTGCGTCAAGAAACGTCTGCGCTGTAATACGAATCTCAATACGGTCACCAGTGGTGTACGCACGAGCAGTCGTTGATTCTTGCGCACGAACAACTGTCAGTACATCAGTACTGCGAGCCGTGCACTTGACAATCTCCAAGTTGTTGGAGGTGTCAATCAGAGTTGCATAAAAATAGTCACCAGCACCGAGAGTAGGGAAGCGAGCACCTTGCCCGGTGGTCAGCGTAATGCTAGTCGCAGACGAGTTGATACTCGCCGCTAACGTAGCAAACGCATTGTTCGTGAGTTTGATACCCATTCCCCAACTCCTTAGTTAACAGTCACAGTCCAAGTAATGCCGAGCGTATCAGCCGCGCCCTTGTTGATGACTGAGAACACAGTACGGCACAACATCGTGCCAGCAGACGAAGCATTGAACAGACCTGCTTCAGTCACTGCACCAGTGCCAGTACCTGCTGGGAACGTAGCAACATACGCCACGTTGTTAGTGGTAACAGTTGTGGAGGTCAGTGCAACACGACCAAGTTCAGTACCAAGCGTAGTGTCGCCTGCGGCAGCAGCCGTAGTACCAGAACCGATAGCCATGTGGCTCATCGCGGTTGCAGTTGCGTCTTTAATGCGCGAAGCAATAAAGTTTTTGCCAACAGTCACAACGAGGTTCTTTACCTCTTGCTCGTGTTTGATTTGACCGTGTTCGTCCGTCAGAACAATCTTCAGGTCGCCAGTCATTTTGATGGTATCTTGAAGCATGGTTTACTCCTTAGTTAAGTTGGTTTTCGTTCAAGCCGTAACCAGCAAACATGTAACTGTACGACTCCGTGCGAATGGTATATACGATACCAGCATTGGGGTCTGTTGTCAGTACAAACTCACCGTTGACGACAGGTTGATGGATGAGATGACTGTTAATCGTACCGGGCACTGCAAAGTACGTAAACTTGTCATCCGACGCGAAAGCAAAATCATACAAGGGCGTTGACTGCCCAAGAATCAGAGTTGTAATCAGGCTATCTGTGACAGATGCTGTATCTGTCAAAACTTTACTAACATCGAAAGTATTGATTGCATCTGAACCAGTGACAGAATCAGTTGCAACTTTACCGACTTCAACTACCAGTGCGTCCGTAGCCCCAGTAGTAGCATCAGTCAGAACTTTAGTTGTGTTAGTAGTAGCCACATCTGTTGCGGATACAGACTCAGTACGTGCGGTATCAAAAGACTTCGCATCAGAATCCGTAGCCGTAACAGTTTCGGTTTTTGGTAATTCAGGGTTATTAGCAATGGCATCCGTAGCCGATGCACTATCCGTAATGTCAGGGCGCGTAAAGTCTTTCGCCATCACCTCAGACATTGTTACAGGGTCTGGGTCAGCATCAGCATCAACAATATCGTAGTCAAAGTTATAGCCCGGGGTCTTAGCAATGAAGTCCGTCATCTCAACGGAATCAGCCAATACAGTAGTAACATCAAACGAATTCACTGCATCTGACGCAGTAATTGAGTCACTAGGGTTTTTACCTATATCAAACGCATTGAGCACATCAGTGCTCGTAATGGAATCAGTCTTACCCAGACCCGGCTCTCGATACGATGTATCTGTCGCCGCTATGGAGTCAGCAACATCCGGGCGGGTAAGTTCTTTAGCCGCTGCATCTGTAATAGACGCAGAATCAGCAACAACTTTAGAAGTGTCAAACGCATTTACCGCGTCGGCTGCGGCAGCCGTATCAGTCAGGGATTTGCCAACATCTTTACTGTTGATTGCATCTACCACACCGGATGTGGAGTCAGACAATACTTTACCGGTAGTTTTGGCATCAGCATCAGTAGCCTCAGCCGTATCGGTTAGGGTTTTCCCTACGTCTTTTGCATCAGCATCTGCAATATTGATTGGGTCTGGGTCAGCATCTGGGTCAGTTGGGTCAAAGTCGATGTTGCCATAGAACATCCGATTGACCGTATCGTCCATAGTAACGGAGTCACTGAACGACGTATCAAAAGATATTGCTACATCATCTGTTGCCGTGGCTATGTCGATTGAAACTTGGTCAATGTTGAACGCCCGGAAGTCAGACATTATGACTGTCTGATTCTCAAGAGCAGAAGTAGCAACCACAAACGCTGATACCCTGATAACAGGGGTAGGATGCCCAGTAGCCGTGACTCCGCCAGCCGCAGCAATATTGATGGCTACTGAAGCAGTAGTCGCCAACAAGGCTTGCGAAATGACATACGAGGCACGGATGTTTGCCATCAGAAATTCTCCCTCACTGTAAAGCGAAGGGTGTCATACACGGTCTGAATGTCACCGTTGAAACTAATCACAATCTCGCCTTCGTACATGCCGGGGTCTACATCAAGCACACCGCCACTGAAGTTGAACTGTACCTGCCCAGTTGTACCACCACTAAGTTTGGAACAGTTTATAGTTGAAAGTAGTGTAGTTGTACCAGCCTTACGGAACTTTACCTGTATGGTCGTAGTTGACAGGGACAAATCAATGGGCGAGTTCGTAATATCATCAGTCAGCGTCAGGACGATGACTGGCCTTTCGTCGCCTTTTACTAAACGAATGACATCGACAGCCATATTATCCTCACGCTAAGGGGCGCATCTGCACAGTCATTGAAGCGCGTGCTGCGCCAATGTTTGCCCGTGCTCTACGCTCAGTGGTTTTAGAAAGATACTGCTTGGCGTGATAGGTTGCCAGTTCGCGGTCGCTCCAATTCTTATTAGGCATAACCAGCAAATGCTGCAACGCACCGTGCATGATGACATTCTCAAGGTCATCGAACACTGCCTTGTCCATTCCTGTTGCAGTGCGCAATGGTTTAAGAACCACAATCATCTTCAAAGTGTACGCAGTCAACGCATCTGGGGACGGGGCAATCACGAAATTGTCAGGGTCTAGTTGGCAGATATAGCGGGGCGTTGCCTGCTTATCTGGGTCTAAATCAGGCCAACTAGGGAATCGGTTGTACAACTGCTCCAGCGTCACAGGCTCAAGGGGTGAGCCATTGACCGCAGCCGTGATAAAGGCATGCACTTCAGTTTGGAGCGGGTTGTTGTAAGGGTACTCAAATACTCCGGGGGTAAGCGGGGTATTGGGCTGCTCATATCGCCACGCCAACGTCTTCTCACACGCCTCAATTGCTGCATCACGAACATGTTGTTCGATGATAGGCTGAGGACAGCCGGGCACACTAGGAGCCAAGCGGGTAACGAGGGACATGAAGGTGCGGGTACTCATGATGCAATCACCTGTTCTTTAGGTAGCCCGGCTTCTTCAGTATCCGTGATAGCCCGAGACTGTGCACTTACACCCAATGCTTGTGTAAATGACTGCTGGAATAGTTGGGCACGGTTAGAGTTCACATGCTCATTGTCCACAGATTCAGCCAAAAATACAGTCCCATCAACAACTACTGGGAAAAACGCATCCGGCAATAAAGCCACGGTGGCAGAGCCTGCATAATTTGGAGGAGTCTGCGCATATTCCCCAATCAACACTTGGTTTGCGGGGGCTTTAGGGTAAATGAAGAATTTGTTGGGGTTACGAACGTGCCGCATCCAGTTAACTGCGGGGGCTGCGGGGTCGTTCATCCAACCGGGATAGGTTTGGTCAAGAGACGTACGGTCAACTTCCGTTACACCAGCACCGTCTTTGACTTGGAAAATCTCAATGATGCGGACAGAATCCGCAGGCGGAGACTGAAGCACCTGCCCCGCCGTACAGGTAATTTCACCGATGTAGGCAAAGAGGTCAGGACGCAACACAGCCATCCGCTTAAGCGTTTGGTTGGCAAAGCCCAACAGCACCGCATCGCTGTACCGCTGCGGCGCGTTAAGGTCTTGTAGGAGGCGTCTGGCCTCAGTGACTACATCGTTGAGAATCATTCTGGTAGGCCTCGGGAAGCATCAGCATTAACGTCTTCATTTACGTAGACTGGCTCTGCGGGAATCTCCTCCACAGGAGTTTCCAACTTCAATCCAGACTTACGCCCTTTTTGTTTCTTTGGAATAAATTTCTCAGGAAAGGCTTCTTCTTCAGTGATTTCCACACAAGCCGGATTTTCAGCGAGAATTTCATTCCATTCGTAAATTGTTCCTGCTCTATCTCGTAGGTATCGCATCAAGTTCTCCTATCTATATCTAGCCGTTTTACTCGCTATTTTAGCGGGCTGTTTTACAAACTGTTGACCTTTTGCTTTACCTTCGCGCTTTGCTTTGGTAGTTGCCGCATATTCTGCGGGAGTCAACGCCTTAATTGCTTTCTCTGGTAAGTATCGCTCACCAGTCTTACTCGATGGCTTACCACTCTTGGTACGCCACTTCTGGTCTGTCCACTCTTTGAGGGATTTCTGAGGGGCTTTCAATCTTTGTACCCTCCACCAGCAGCCTTGTACTTCTTTGCCACCAACTGTGCCTTACGAGCAGACCACTGCCCAGCGGCTGTACCTTGCACCGCAGCAGCCTTTACTTGCGACACAATACGCTTACGCAACTCTGGCTTAGTATAGTTGCCAGCAGCATTTACTTTTGATTTGGGCTTAGTCTTGGCTACCATTTGACTTTATCCGCCCAATACGCCGCAGACATCTTGCCTTTGGCTATGTTCTTTGCATGACGGGCTTTGAAACTTTTTTGCCGCGCCTTCTCACTTGGTGTGCTAGGGTTTGCCCCCGCACCACTTACACCTTGCTGCCCAAAGCGAATAATTTTCTCTTTGCCGTCAGCACAGGCCTTTACAACATGTGACTTGGTAGGATGTCCCGGCGTTCTCTTAGGAGAATTACAGGGCATCTCAGATTTTTTGATGACCTTAGCCATTAGAGTGCCTCATACCAAGTAGTCACAACACAATCAGTGGGTAAGTCAAGATACAACCCGTTAAAAAATACCATTCCGGGGCTAGGCATATCAACTTGCGTTATGCCTTTACCGTAAGCATTGATTACATAATACGGCTCACCGCCTGTGGGAGCAGCATCTAAATCGTAAAACTTAACAATGGCATCTGACCCACCGCTGTGCATAACCATAACCTTACGGACGAGATGATGCCCCGTAAAGACTTGTCCATCAGCAGATAACTGCGATGCTTTTATGCCATATGGGTCTATATTTGCCACGGTCTTCTCCTTAGAAGAAAGGGGGCCGAAGCCCCCTTCGTCTTACGATGCGTCAGCAACCAAAGCCCAAAGACGAACAACAGCAACGTTAATTGCGTTATTGTTAAGGGTCACATCAATGGTGTCAGCAGCAGAGTAATACTTGCCGTTGCTGTAACCAGTGATAGTGTTTGGTGTGCCTTCAGTCAATGCCAAAGCCATTACGCCCGAAGCAACAGAGTTCAGGTCTACGTCGTTCAGGTAGCCGTCAGCATCGCTGCCGTCACCCAAATCAAACGTAGCAGTTGCACCTTCAGCGGTGGTCACATCGTAACCAACACGCATCACGAGCGATTTAGCAGGTACAGGAATCACTTCCAGAACATCGCCAGAAGCCAAAGCAGCAGCACCAGCGGCACTACGAGCAGCAGCAATTGCGGCGAAGTCAAGAACGACTTCCATACGAGTTACTTTGGTAAGTCCGTCAGCACGAAAGGCGGCTGAGCCTTTGTTAAAGCCGAGAGAATCGGTATAAGTTGCCATTTTCAAAATCTCCTAAAAGTTGCGATAGAGGGGCCGAAGCCCCTCAACCAATTACAGAGTGATAATCCCTTGAGCCAACGCCTCAGGCTTAACCACTTTGTAGCCATAAACTTGCAGGCCACGGATGATGTTGCCGAAGGTGGACTCAGAACGGATAGTTTCCATCTCAGTCATCTGTGAGGCAAAAGTGAAGCCCATCTTGTGACCAGCAATAACGCTGAACTTGCCAGAGGCATTGTTCAAGTTATGGCTCATGTACACAGTGAAGCGGTCAATCATGCCCAAACGACCGTTACGGAGAATAGACACGCTGTCACCAGTCAACGACGCATCTTTCAGGTCAGACTTCTTAATCATGCCAGCCATCTTGGCAGGAATCACAACAAAGCGGTCGCTTTCAGGGCAGTTTGCTTCGTCGAGAACAGTGCCGATGTCAACAAGATATTCCAAAACATTGGTCTTGGTGATAGCGATAGGCGAACCAGTCGTACCCAAGTCGATGTTGTTGGAGATACGACCAGCGGTCGAACCTTTGTTGTCAGCAGAAATGTCCGGCAGAATGTCGGTCAACACACGCTGGTCAATCTTAATCTTCATACGCTCAGAAGCGTCTTTAGACCAAGTGTCCATCAGGTTGATGTCAGACTGAACCTTGTCCACATCGTCTTCGATACAGGCAAAGTACTCGCCCTTGTCGATGACCAACTGGATTTTTGGCTTGTCAGGATTCTCAACGCTGAGCGTTTGACCCTTGACATAGGTCTTGATGGTGATTTCAGGAGTAGTACGGATGTTAACCGTATCACCCATACGACGAATCTCACCTTCGTAGTTGGTGTTAGAGATTGCTGCGAGCACGGTGGCATCGTAGAAATTCTCAATCAGTTTACCCGACCAAATTTCGGGGATGAAGTTGCCCGAGTAATTCGGACGGCCTGCGGAAACGGGAAATCCCATGATAAAACTCCTCTAATCAAGCGTTCACAGTTATACGACCATCCCGCTGTGCAGCGAAGATGTCGCGTTCAATACGGTCACGCTCTGCTTCACGCCCTTTGTACTTACCTTGACGGACAGCATCGAAGAAATCTCTGATGTCATCAGGTGAATACGTCTTGGCATTTGAACCTGAGGGGTTCCCAGTGTTCCGGCCTTTACCCGGAGCCACTTGGCGTTCAAGTTCGGAAGCAGACACATTCCGACGAGTGTTCTGAGCAGTGGCTTGTCCAGTAATCTCAAGCCAAGACTTAAAGAAGTTACCTACTCTCCGCACATCGAGGCTGTTTTGGGCATCCTCAAGGATGGTTTGACGAGTAATGCCAGACAACGGGTCAACTTCCAACAACCATGACTGAAAAGCCGGGTCATTGTTGATGTCTTTCCACTGAGGGGCATAGTTAGTCAAATCCGACCAAAATTGCTGTTCGGCAGATACGGCCTGACGTTGTACCACGGCGTTAACCTGAGGCACGACGTTAACCTGCAACTGTTGTAGCAGGCGGTCAATCTGGGCAATCTTCTGGGCAACAGGGATGAGTTCTTCACGAGTCACACGACGCATAACGTCTAGTGATTCGCCATATTCCTCTTGGTCTTTATCAGTAATCAGAGGTTCTTCAACCTGTTGATGCTGAGTACGACCACCTTGCTGCTGCGAAATAGTTGCCAGCAATTGCTCCATTTGCTGCAAACGGCTAGAGAGTTCTTTGTTCTGACTATGCAGACGAGGAACCTCAGCGTTATACATGCCTTGGAGGGTGCGGTACTTCTGAGTCAGTGTTTCTTCGGCGTCTTTTCCGCCACCACTTGCGTGCTCACCGCTGGGTGACTGAGCAGCATTGTTCGTTTCAGAGTTCTCGTCGGCGGTCGGAGTACTGTTTTCCACGGGCTCAGTGGGCGGAGTTCCACCATCGGTGGGCGGATTTTGTCCCTCACCATTGGTTCCATCACCATTGAGTTGTTTGTACAGTTCTTGAACTGCCTCGGTCTGTTTACGAATTTGCTCTGGAAGTGCCATAATAAAACGCTCCTATCGGTATGCGTGGATTAGACGGCGAGTCATATCATGACTTTGCCGCTAGTTCAGGGGACTCTTTGACGAGTTTGTACAACTCGCCCAAAACTTGGCATCGCCCCTGCATCAATGCCGCGTTGTTTACAGCGTGTGGAAGTTGCTCCAATTCATGCGTCCGCCAAGAGGCAATATATTCCAGAATCTCTGGATATTGCCGAACTGCAATGGCAAGAGCCTTTACAGTCTTCTCGTCAGGCCGAATCATGCTGCCCTCCCACTAGCCCTACTTTGCACTACGTTCGCATCCATTCCACCTTTGGGAGTACCGTCTGGTTGCATAGGCACGCCAGACGCTTGGTCAGCCGCAAGGGTTTGAGCAGCCTGAGCCGCAGCCTTGTCAGTAAAACCAACTTTCTCCCGAGACGGAACAACTGCGTCCACAGGCATTTGCAACCCTTTAGCCACCTCACGAAGAATCGCGGTGCGACCATCCTTACCAATAATTTCCATATCAAATTGATTGGCGGTTGCGTTGAGGAATTCGATACGGCGTACGTTGACAGTCTCTTTGACAGCCAAGTTAACTGCTCCACGAGCAATAACTTGTACGTCGCCTTTAATGCTCTCGTCCTCGTCATATCGCATGTTGTACACGAACTGACGTTGGACAATTGGTTTGATAACGTCTTGGTCGATATGACCGACGACTTGTCGGATACCTTTACCAGCAGCACCCATCAGCATCGACAAGCCTGAAGAAGTACGGCCTGCACCCTGAACATTCAGGTCGCCATACAAGTAGGCTGGGATACCAGAGTGGTCATCTGCCAGACGAGCAAACTTCTCATAAACAGCCATGAGGGTCTGCGCATTATCATCTGGCTGTGTAAAGCGGACGGCAGGTGCACTCGACCCCATCGGGTCGTTGGTCACTTGCCAAATCTTCCACGGGTGCATCTGAGTGATGTCCTCGTTCGGAGGAATACGCTCAAGGTTTACCTCGACCTGTGGGCCGGAGGAGATACCCATGTTGTTGACCAATGCACGAGCGGCTGCGTTACAGACGTTCTGCAAGTCTTCAATAATCTCAGGAATACCTTTACCCCAGAACGCGCCGGGGCACTTGATAAACGAAGTCTTGGCGTAAGGCTTCTGACCCAGTGGGTCGTAGTTCAACGTGGCCTTGATAACGTAGTTACCAATCATCCACACGTTGGCATCGTACTCACGGGCTTCGTCGGGCACTTCTTCTTCAGTCATGCCCCACTCAATCAACATCTTGCCAGAGACCTTACCCCAGAACTCAAGGGCATCGAACACATCGGTTGGACGCATGTAGGAGTAGAACTTGCGCTCCTCCTCTTGCTTAATCAACTCGACATCTTCGTTAATCCAAGATGGGCCTGCGCCTTCATCAAGGATAGTACGGATAGCATCTTCATCGTAACCCGGCACACCAATAAGGTCTGCAAGGTCAGTACGAGAAAGGGGGTGGTGTTCAAAGATGTATCCATCCTCAATGCGGGAGATGCCCGGCTCAGGATAAATACGGAATGGGTCAACACGCTCAAACTCAGGAGCGAGTCTTTCAATCGGGTCTACAACAGTACGACCTAGTTCAGTCTTCCAACCAAGGGCACGTTGACGACGCACCACTGGGCCTTTAATGAAGGCAGCAGGGAAAGTAACAAGGTCAGTCACGAAGTCATTGAATGAATCAGCCCAGCCGCCTTGTGCAAACTGGTCTTCAATCTTTAACTTCATTTTGTCCGCACGATTCTGTGCGTCTTGCAAAACTCTGAAACGATACTCTTGCGAGACCATCTCTTTTATCTGTGCCATCTCATCACGGTTTGGTGCTTGCTGTCGAGTTTGCAGCATCTCCAATACACGGTTGGCAAAAATGTCCTGAATCTCTTGGCGTTGCACAGGAGACAAATCAGGAATAGGGGTGGAGACAATATCCCAAGGAGGAGTACCTTGGTCTAGGAGAATGTCACGGAGCCAAGATTCCGCTGCGCGGCACTTGACTTCAGTAATCATCATGTAAATCTCAGAGC